AAAAAATATGCGGTGTGTTATATCCGCTATAATATAATGTGCTTAGATTATCTTCAACGCCTGCAGCAATAAGATGATGGTCATGTACTGTTATATATTTAACTGCTTTTGTTCCAGTCACAGTAATTTCATCTGCAAAAAATGTACGAGTTGTTAATGCGCCCGTACCTTCCATCCGAAAACGATATAGTTGATTTGCTCCATCAGCAATAATTACTTCGCCATAGTCGTGTGTACCGCCTTCAAAAAACGCAAACGAGCTTTGGCCTTGCCCTGTACGAACTAAAACAGAACGCCCTATAAAAGTAGTATAGTTATCGCCGCTACCAGAAACAGAGCTTCGATTAATTTGAAGCCAGCTAGTTCCGTCTTGGCTAAAATAAATGTTTGTGCCTACGCATACTATAATGCCATCGCCGTATACAAAACAACCTAAGATTTTTTCGTCGGCTTCGGGCCGCACTGCACTAGCGCCGCCAAAAGCCGTAAAGCCATTAATGCGTCGATAGCCACCATCTGGGTCTACTTCAAAGTTTCTTAATCTTGTAGCAAATCCAGGCTGCCTCAACATTTCGAATTCGTTGAGGTTAGTGTTTAGTCCACCCCTGCATGAAATACCAAAAGGTTGTGACATTAAACGAACCTTACTCGATCATCTTTCATATAGTCAGGCGCGGGTTCCATTAAGTTTGATTTCATTAATCGCATGCCGCGCCGATAGTCCTCAAGGGCAAAGGCAGCCGCCTGAGAGTTTTCTTTGAATTGATGAATGTAATAACGGGCCCGTGCAAGCAATACAGGCTTATAAATATTTGGAATAACCGTCTGGTCAGAATATAACTCAAGCTCGGTCGGAAGAGCGTATGCATAAAACCAAACACGATAAGTATCGTCAGGAATAGGACTCAATCCAAACTTACGGTTATCGGGGCTTTTGAAGACTCGTCGCGGCTCACCCCAGTTCTGAGAGGTAGCGTCGTCGTTGTTTTCTTCTGCCCTGTGAAAGTCTTTGAATTCTTCGATGGTTATGTAGCGTAGATTACGGCTGGTGTAGGGTTCTGATGCCCCACTCACACCAATGGTAGTAATGTAGAAATTGTCCCAGTCTACATAGCCATAGTCAGTAGTAAGACTTGTAGAACCAGTTTTTAAGGTATACCAACGGGTACCAGCCGTAGTTTCAATGTAAACATTACCATAATAAGGATCAGTATCGCCGCTAGATGCAACGGCCAAAAAGGGCCACTGAGGCTCTTCGTTAACAATGTCAAGGTAAGCGCGATTAACGCAGTCCTTAACGTGCTGTTGAATGCCAATGGCGCCTGCAAAAGTTGCAGAAGTTAACGAAACTTCGTTTAACTCCCGAAGCAATTCATTGGTTAGTTGCAGATAGGTAGCGGCCATAATGAACCTTAGTTAGCTTTTTGTACGGGCTGCGGGCGCGTGGAGCTATCAGGAATCTGCTTCATGCGTTCGCATTCAAAAATGTCTTTAGATTTATAGATCATTTTAGTTTGGCATGCACTTGGGCATAACTTCTTTATATTCGGGCTGCGAGCCTTTCATCGTGCCTTTCTTTTTATTTTTGTACATCATCTTTTTTAGCTCCAAAGATTCGGTCCCAGCCTTCAGCATATTTTTCTTGGTTACCACGAGGCGGTTTGCCTACTTGCTTGTCGCGGACCTTAAGTCTAAACGGTTTGTTTGGAGTTCCTACTAGCATAATTACCTCTACTTAAAACTCCGGGGGCCGTTAAGCCCCCAGAGAACTAGTGCTAGTTTTTAGTCGATGACGTAGTAACCACCGATCAGAGCCTCGGGCCGAAGCACCTTGGCACCGTACACATGGAGGCCACGCACGATGTCGCCGAAGCTGGACGGATCGCGGATGACTTCGGTGCTGGTGATGGTCTGAGCCGTAGCCACGGCGCTGATGTGACCAGCCATGAGGAAGCCCGTTGCGTTGCTGGTAGCAGGCAGGTTGTTGGACTTGTACATGCTGAAGCCACGGAGCTTGCCGGAGCTAACGAGACCGTTGCGGATGGAACCTTGACCAGCGTTGTAGTCCACGGACAGGAGCTTGGAGGAGCTTTGTGAAAGCTGCTCGTAGAAGTCCGGGGAAGCAACAACCCAGCGGCCTTCTTCCGGCACGTTTTGTGCGTCGAGGAGGCGAGCCATGCGGGCAAGGACATCCAGCGGGTCGGTTTCACCAACGCCCAGGTCGATAGCGCCAGCGCCGTCGTACACACCGGAACCTAGAGCGGTTGCGCTGTCAGCACCCAGGGTGTGGTCGGGCGAAGAAGCCGAAAGACCGGCTTGCATCTTGGCGATAACGCCTTCGTCAAATGCATCACGCAGAGCGTAAGCAGCGGAGCTAGAAGCCACTTCCTTAAAGTTCACATGGGACATGGAGGTTTCAATGTCGTCCACGATGAACTTGAAGGCGTTTGCCGTGTCAACAACCAGGGTGATCTCTTGGTCGGTGAGTTTGGTCTGGGTCACATCTTGACCACGCTCGTACTGGTACACGGTGATCGTCGGCTCTTTGATGATGCGAACGCTGTCACCGAAAGCCGTGATTTCCCCTGCGTAGTCCGTGTTGGTGATTGCTTCAGCAACGGATGCCTTACGGAAGAAGTTAAGAACCTTCTTGCTGTAAACGGCAGGCAGGAAGAAAGAGTTAGTTTGCCCTGCGACCGAGTTTGCAAAGTTCGCATCGGTATCGGTAGCCGGTTCAAAGTATTGGTCAGAAACGTTATAAGCCATGATAGACTCCTAAAAATAAAGACAAAAGGTGTGTTAAGGAGCCACCCTGCCTTCACGAATTGCAAGATCAATTTCTTGTTCAAATCGATCATAGTCATCAATGGACAGAGCAGCAATTTCCCGCTGGGTCCAAACCTTCTGTTGTTTTGCATCAACGTTCGTAGTTTTAGTCGAAACAAAATCTGCAGCAGAAGACTTGGCAGATTGTGAACGATTCGACTTAGGCTTCGGAGCATTAATGTTTAGACCATTCTCCATCTTATAAAGGTCGATAGCACGGCTTGCAAGGGTAACATTGTCCGGGTTGTTATAAATCCAACGCTGAATTTCTTCAGGTTGTTCTTTGGCCCAGTCATGGAACCGCTCGTCGCCGCGAATGTCCTCAAAGTCCGGATGGCGTTCGCGTAGCTTGGTTTCTGCATCGCGTCGAGAAAGCTCTAATTCACGCGCTTCAATTGCTTGGAGCTTTTGTTGAAGGGCGTTCACTTGCTCTTGGCTGCGCATGTGCGCTACGGTTTCCACCGTTTCATACAACTCAGGATATTTGGATTTAAACTCTGCGAGGTCTTCGGCGCTGCGAGGCGGCTGGTATTGAGGTTGTGCCGATTGCGCTTGAGCTAGAAGTTCCTGTTCGCGTTGTTTAAATTCAGCAATCTTGTCGTCGTAATGTTTTTTGAGATCGTCGTATCGCTTCTTATAATTGGCGCGTGGTCGCTGTTCTTGTTTGGTTTGAGGGGTCTCAGAAACTTCTTCAGCTTCTTCTTGAGTGGCCTCGGTTTCAAAGAACAAAGAATCCGCACTTGCTTGTGCCGGTCGGTCAGGCGTATGCCATTCTTTACGGGCGTTGTACGGATTAGCTTTACGCTCCTCTACTTCGGTCATCATTCACTCTCCTTTTGGGGCTTGTTTTGTCTTCAAGGTAGCCGTATTAGTCGCGTTTCTAACACAGGGCTTGAACTTACAAGGTGGCCTCAAGGTCAATTAAATTTTAAGTGATAAGGGGGGATTACTCCGTGGCCTTATCGGGTCATTAGGCTCGGCATGCGGTTAGCGGCCAACATCTGCTTCTTCAATTCTTCTTCGGACATTTCGCCCATTTGAGAACCAGAATCTTGAGTTGGATCATTAACCACGCCGCCGATTGCCTTACGCATCAAGCCGCCGTCATAGGCCCGCTCTGCATCATCCATCATTCGTTGCAGATTATCGGCACCAATTTGATCGGTAGCTTTTTTGGTGAATACAAATTCACCGTCCGAAAGCCTTGCGGGAATGGAGTCGGACGTTCCATCTCCAGGGCCTTCTACTTTGCCAGCGCCAGAAAACTCTGACGAGGCTAAGATTACTTTGTCGAAGATAATGCTTAGGCGATCATCAGCCTCAAGAGCATCCATCAAATAATCCATTTCGGATTCTTCAAGGCTTTCGCCCAAAACAAACTCGACAAAATCATCTTCCATTTTGTCGTCGGGCAACTGCGAATCCATAACATCCTGCATATCTTCTTCAGGGATGTTGGGGTAGGTATCTTCGGGGATACCTTGCATTTCTACGGGAACCAGTAGCGCCCCTTCCATGTCTTTAACCATTGTTAGATTCCTTACGCGCTACGTTTACAATGTCTTTAAGTTTAAGAAGGTTGTCCAGAGAATTCACCTTCCCCTGGCGCCGGTACACTTCCAGTTCCGATGTTGCCACCACCAGTCCCTGTAGCTCCAAGTTCCGTTGATACGCCAGGAACTCCTTCAGGGCCTCCCATAGCTCCGGGTTGTTCACCAGCGGCGAGAGCTTCTGGGCTAGTTGCTTGTCCAACATTATTTTGCATTCCTATAATTTGTGCGGCGATTGCAGCCTCTTCAGGATCGTTGAGGATTTCATCGGGGTCCAAGTCAAGACTATAAGCAAGTTCAGAGATTAGCTTGGACATCTTGACGAACGGTGCAATAGCCGGATTCTGTGCCGTCTGTAGGAACATAGTCAATCTTTGGGACCGAACTTCTTTTTGCATCAGAGAATTTGTGCCCTGTGCTTTAATTTCTAGATCGCCTTCAGTGTCAATATCGCCTTCGAAGAATTGCATGTTCCACTGGAAGTATGCTTGGCCAAGAGGCTTAAGCAGAAAATCATCCAGATTCTTAACCACAGTCTTAATATTTAGGGAGGCTGCACCCAACAGCATGGACATGCCCGAGGCAGTACGAGTCATAGATTGGACGCCCGTCATGCCGTGAGAGTAGCTGGGGATGCCCGTCTGCTCGTCTGCAAGCTGCCGGAATTTGTCGAACATCATCATGTTTTCTTGAGAAGTGTTCGGGAACTTTAGGCCATGGATAGCTTGTCCGGGCATACCAGCTTGGCGCCGGAACACTTTGCCAGGATAGATTTCCATGGACTGACCACCAGCCAACATAGACTCGTCAACATCAAATACTAGGGAGCCGCTTAGAGCCAGATTATCAATAGCCATGCGGGCATGACCATTCATAATTTGCTGGCTGTCATTCATGTTTTCTGCGACACCGATTCCAAAGAACGAATAAGGATTTCTCTCGTATGGGAATGCATTGTAGGGAATCCGGGCAGGTGTAAAGGGGTTAACAACAGAGCGTAGTACCCGACCGTTGCAGACCCAGGCATTAATTTGGATTTCATCCAAGTCATCGACTTCTTCAGGGATGTCCATGCCAACTTCACGCGCATACTCGGCATCCATAACGCCCCAATACTCAAGAACTTCAAACTTAGAAGATGCGATGCTATCTGTTCGTTGGTCGTCTTTGAGTTCAAGTTCGTAGTCTTGTTCAACGTAGTTGGGCCCTAGGTTTAAGCACTCTCGGATTTCATCTTTGTTAAAGTAAGGCATTTTGCCCAAAGCTCGGAGTTGCGAGCGGTTGAGCTTGTGTCGATGAACAATATATTCACATTCTTCGATTGTCGTGGCATTCGGATCAGGGAAAAAGTCCCAGATGGAAACGAATTCAATGCGAGGTACACGGACAAACAAAGGATCGTAAGAACGCCCTTCTTCCCCCTCAGTCCATCGGTGAAGAGTTTTATTAAAGTTGAAGGGGCCTTTGATGATGCCGGTGCCAAACAGAGCAGCTTCGAAGATTGCATTACGCAATTCACTGGAGCCGTTCGATTCGTCAATCTGATCGTGAATGAGTTTTTCCATTTGTCGCGCAGCACTTTGAGCAGGCATACGCTCAGGAATCTGCGGATCAGGAACAGCACCTTCTTCAAAGCGATCAGCGTTTTCTTCAATGAGTTTGTCAAGATACTTTTTAGCCGAAGAATAAGTTGCACCGGGGACTAGAACACGCCCATCACCTTCGTAACCAATGTCAAAGGGGTTTTCAGTTTCTTTAGGGCTTTGAATAGAGCTTGGGGTTGCGGAGCTAGATTCAAGATTGGGCGCCTGTTCGTTAGTAAGGTGGATATATTCCGCTACGCCTTCAGGAATCTCAGTCTCTGTAACCCCAATAGGAAACTTGCCGGTTCCAAAGATAACGTCAATTAATTGGCCATATGCCGCAAGGACTTTGGTCTTCGTAATCTTGATGAAGACTCGGGACTTTTCGGACTCTCGGAACCGCACATTCTTTGGATAAATGCCACGGAAATTGTGATAGGCAGTGATCCAACGATTCTCGTCGTGGTCTCGGGCCATCTGAGAAGCATAGTAACGCGACTCAATCAAACCTGCTAGATTGGACCGTAAATTTTCTTCTAGGTTTAATTGCATACCATCTTCATTTTCGACATCTTCGAAATAAAGATTGTTTGCGCCTAGCAGGGTGATATTGTCTTCAGCTTCTGCCATAAAGTTTAGTATCCAAAGGTACTGTCAGCCGGTTGGAAGTGTTGCTCGCGCTGGAACTCTCGCATGCGGCTCATGGGGTCTTGAATCCGTGGCCGCGACATAATCAAATAACGTAATGCGTCGTATGCATGGTCCGAAGCATGAGTATCAACATCCTCCGGGTTGGATTTATCCAGAGGAATACTTTGAAGTTCGCGTATCAGGTTAGGGCATGTATTAAATATTTGTAGTCGTGGCCTACCGCTTTGCTGTATCTTCAAGTATTCGTGGATTTGAATTTTGCCTGCAATCCGGTTTTTGTCTGCAGGTCGTAATTTGTGACCAGAGCGTATAAGGGCTTCTGCAATGGTTGGGCCCGTGTGTCCGGTTCTTGACCAACAAGCAGTATCTAAAACTCCAGAAATCGACATAGGGTCTTCAACTTCCATGTTGGTCAACATCATAGCTAACTCTTCGCCCGTCATCCCTTTTCTATAAAGTTCTCTATAGATTATCAAGGTTCCGTCACTGGGGTCTACTGCGCCCCACACACAACAAGACTCAGAGGCGTAACCGTAGTCAATACCCTTAATTCTTTGCCAGTGTAGGGGGATTTCAAAGGGCGTAATAACATGCATAGGCGGACTGAATTCTGTGAATGCTGCGCCTTCTGCTACGTCCCAATTCCCTTCAAGCAATTGCTTTCTTTGTACATCTGGCAGTGATTTGAGCATTTGCTCATAGCGGCCATCAGTGGCCAAATACGGATTATCATCTAGTCTTGCTGGGATGAATTTTCGCGTGATTCCATCAGAGCCTTGAAAGCCACGGTTGGGGGGTGAAGGATCAATGTATCGCTTTTTGACCCAGTGGGCCCCAACACCACCTGGGTTAGCCGTGCAACGCATGTACGGAATAATCTCGGGGTCTGTAGTCCGCAGTCGGGATGCAAGATAATTCCAGCCAAATTCGGTTGCTTGGTGCGTAATTTCGTCAAAGCCGATCCAAGAATATGCTTGACCTTGGTAACGATAGACATCTGCATCACGTTCTAAAAAGCCAAATTCAATCTTTGCCCCGCTTGGGAACGTCCAAAGCTTTTCAACCTCCCGATATTTACAGCCGGGGAAAGCCCTAGGATACAACTCTCGGGACTTATCAATTAATTCCCGTAGTTCTGGCATTGAACGCCGCAGGATCAAGGCCCTATGGGCAGCCTTGTGTGCATATCGCAGCGGATCGACAAGCATGGCGTATGACTTGCCACCCCCTGCCGCACCCCCATATAATACATCGGTCTCGCCTGCGGCTAAAAACTCTGTTTGCGGCCCTTCGTTGGGACGAAACACTATTTTTTCTTCTAAGGCCTTACGAATAGTAGGGCCTTTGGCTTCAAGGTCTTTGTCTTCTATGACGCCTGCTTTGCCGTTAACAAGCTCTAGGTTTTCTGTTTTGGCTTTTAAGGCTGTCTTTTTATTATTTAGTTTTTCTTGAAGCTTTTTTATTTCTTTTTTCTTTTGGGAAACTTGGCGCCTTGCATTTATTTGCGCTTTTGTTTTTGAATGGTAGTTGTAGCCTCGGCCTATGGCGCCTTTGGGCCTACCCGCTTTTTTCTTTGGGGTGCCATCTAGCTTTAATACAAAGTCCCCGTTCTCATCTTTTAGATAATTGTCGGGGTTAATTTCCCAATCAGGTTGTTGCGACATTGCGATGCTTAATGATTTTATCTAGGCCTTGGTGGCTAATGGGCCGCCCAGTTTTGTGGCTAAGCCATAAAGCCCCCTCACGAAGAGAAAGGCTTTTTGAAGCCACCATAGGCAAAATAGATTCTAAGGCATCAAGCTCTTTGTCAACAGACAAAAGATAACGATTATCATCTTCATCTAACTTATAGCCAAAGGGGATGGTACTCGTTTTTCTTTTAATCCGCATCTTCATACTCCCCTTCAATAACATGCATCTCTTTGGCGGGAAGTATAAACAGGCCCTGTGAGCCTTGGACATCAACTTCAAGTTTATCTTTTTTGCCAAGGCCAACACGGTCTAGAAGCGTCTGTGCGGCCTGTAGGCGAATATTAGCTTGAGGCAGCGGGTTATCACTAGTCACCATCTCAACGACCTTTAAAGCGGCTTGTGGGGCGCTTGAGGCCATAATATTCTCGGCAATCTCGATTATTTCTTTTCGCAGGCCCTTGGCAATGGTTGTATATGAGCCTGGGGCATAACCTGCAAGTTCTGCCGCCTCTTTTAGATTACCATTACAACTAACAATGTTATCTAAAAATATTTGTTGTTTGGTAGTTAATTCTTTTTTATTATTCATGTATTACATTATAACGCTGGTTTACAGTTTTGTCAAGTGGTTTTTGACCGTTCGTCGGTTAGGGTTGACAAAACCTCATTTCACCTGTATACTATATAGTGTAACGAAGGCCCTGTTACACCCCATACATACCTGCACCGGGCCATTAACTCTCTTAGTATGCGTTGGGGGATAGAGGTTTTAAAGCTGCGGAGAAATCTAGTAGACATCGAAGACCTTTGGAGAAGCAGTTCCAAAGCTGCGGCGGAAACTAGTGGACAACCGCAACCGGCTTAAATTGTATACCAATGTATATATATACTATGGACCCCCCCTGGCCACCTGCCCCTCCCCTCCAAAGTCTCTAAAGACTTTGACATCTCCAGAAATCCTTACAGGATTTATCGCCCATTGCGCCCAAGTAAAAAATCTATAAAGATTTTTTTAAAATCTCCCAAGACCTCTAAAGTTTTTTACAAAACTTTAAAGACCCTTCGAAAATTACGAAGTAATTTCTAGTTGACCCCCCAAAAAATCTGTAAAAATCTTTAAAGAATTTAAAGATTTTTAAAACTTTCTCTAAATTTTTTAAACATTTAAAAAATTAACCCCGCACACGCAGCACGAGGCTCCAGAGTTTTTGGAGTATCCCAAAGGGATAAGCCCCTTTCTAAAAATATTCGAAGAATATTTCATACTTTCTCGCCTGTTTCCACGCGAATTCCTTCGGAATTTTCCTGCGGGAGAAATCCTGCGCCGAAAGGGGTTGACAAGCTGCGGCGAAACCCGGCATAGTGGAATGGCATCGGCGGCAACCGGCCTTCGATCACACAAACAATTCGGAGAATTGTATGCACGTTATTGAAATTGACGATAGAACCGCCCAAATATTGCTCGAAAGGGGTGAAATTCAACTTGCCTGCACGGGAGAGGAAAGCAGTTACTATAAAGACAGGTTTAATCAGGTTTTTCTTTGCAAGAATTATCCTGAAGAAAACGCAATGTATATTGTTGAGTGGGATTAATATTTAATCAATTCGGAGAATTGCTATGAACGATACCTACGCTAATGTCCCCGGCAACAAAGTTGCAACGTACAAGCAACTCAAAGCCCTTGGCTTTCGGTTCGCAAAGCTCCATAGCCCCGACAATACCTACGGTATGTCGAAGGTCTTCACGGCCATTCTGGTTAAATACCAGAATGAAAATCCCAAGACGCCAATAACGCATACCGACGTTCAAAACTTCTTCGAAGTTTCTGAAGTCCCGACCAAATTTGTGAAACAAATTAAATTGCGAGGCCAAGCTTCAAAGTCTTCGAAGAAGACTGTGAAGGTGACCAAGGTTGCCAAGGCCAAGCAGAGGGCTTCTTCGAAGCCCGAAGCATCCACGCCGACTCCGAAGGAGTCCGAAGCTCCTAAGCCTACGGCTTCTAGCCAATCCGTCGAGGACTTCAAGAATTCTCTGAATTCTTTGAAGAACCGAGTGGTTGAAGTCGAGAAGCGTCAAGCTACGCTTGAAACCAAGTTCGATCTGCTCTGGGCCTTCGTCCAAGAAGAGCTGGGCAAGTAACCCGAAGGGTTAAATCCTAAGCGCCCCCTTCGGGGGGCCAAATAAACTTAGCGGGAGTTGAATACTATGTATTCAGGAACCATTTTGATTGTTAATTCAGACCGAGAAATTTTATTTAAAATTACTCCGACCACTGCAATTGACAGGACCGAGGCAGAAAATCAAGTAGATAAAATTGTGAAGGCCATGAACATTGCCGGAGGTTTTAATACCTCCGAAGATGGGATAGGCCGCAGAGTTTTTTGGATGGATGCCCTTCAAAGTGAATACTGGCCCGAATACGAGGATTGATATCATGGTCAATATTATGCGAGTTTCACCCCTCACTGGTAAAACTAATATCATGCAACTTGATATTACCCTGGACCAACTACACCAATGGGAGAATGGTTTAGGCTTAATTCAAGATATTATGCCCAACTTGACAGCCGCAGAGCGAGAGTTTATCATGAGTGGGATGACCGATGATGATTGGAATGAGGCCTTCGGAGAATAATATGTATAACTTACATGCAACCGAAATTCAATCCTTTGCCCAGAAGTCTGCCAAAAATCTATTTAATGTAATATTAATGGTGGCCCTAAGTATTCAGCAGCGTTGGGATACCGTAGGTAATCAAATGCAAGATGTAAAGGCCAATGGTATTAATTCTAAATATTTATGGGGCAATAAAGTTAAAACTTATAAATACTTATTATCTAAAAAGCATTTTATATATGCTCAGGCCATGGCTGTTATTAATTCAAAGCACGATAATGACACTAAAGCCTTGAAACTTATGGAGATTTTCCTTAGAATTGATGGATTAGGTTTAGCTAAAGCTGGTTTTGTATGTCAATTATTTGCAGGTTTAGTTGGTTGTATTGATACTCATAATATTAGAATGTATCAATTAGATGCAAATAAACTTAAATATTCTAATAATATTAAGTGTGTTGTAAATCGTAGAAGTAAAATTAATAATTATATTAAAATTTGTGGGTTTATTGGCACCGAGAAACTTTGGAACAATTGGTGTAATTATCTGGCACTCCGCAATCCCAAGGCCTGGAAGGACGGTTATCATGTGAGCGCAGCCCATGTCGCATACGCTAAGGGCGAAGCCCTGGGGGGTTGACAAGCTGCGGCGACCTGTGCTACCTTGGAATGGCTCGACGGCAACACCGATCTTTCAACGTGAGGATAACACACATGGATATTAACTTCAAGGTTTTCAATCGTTCTATCATCATCCGTCGTCGTATTAAACTTCGTCGGTTTGGTTTTGGCTCTGGTTCTTGTTTCAATAATGTCCACATGGGTAAATTGAGTATTTATATTCAACACCGTCGGTCCCGTGTTGTTGGCTTCCAAGCCATCACCGATGACAAAGGCCGCGAAGCTGTCGCGGTCTAAAGGAGAACTAAATGCCAAAATACATTGTTGAATGGAGCCACGAGTTTCTTGCTGAAACTCCATACGAAGCAGCAGAGGAGGCATTCCATATAATGGCTGTCGGCTACAGTGAACCACTGTCTGTTGATGTCAAGGACATGGCCGGTAACGTAATAAGGATTTATTCAACAGAAGGAGACTAAACAATGGAAGTATTCGATGCTATTCGCTTGGCCTTCGAAGCCTCAAAAGAAACTAAAGCCCCGTGCTATGTTGTAAGGACTGTTGACGGCGAGCATCAAGTATGGGATACTTCCATTGGCCCCGAAACTTTAGATATAGTTGTAGGTAAAACAAGTTTTGATGATGTACTAGAAGACGAGTGGGTTTTCAACTTCTTTGGTGAGGCACAAAACAATGATTAACGTAACCAATCTGTTTCAAAATGCAAATGTTTTTGATGGCTATGGCCGCGCAGATTTTGACATTGCTACCGGGCCGCTCCAATACTTTGATGCCCAGGGTAATGTTAAACGGGCTTCAAAAGAAATTATTTATCGTACTGATACCGGCGAGGAGTTAGGTATTCATGGCTCTCGGTACAAGCCGGTAGCTCCCAAGCAAATGATTGATGCAACCCGCAAGATCATTATGTGGAGCAACCTCAACACCGAGGGCATTCAAGAAACCATTGCAACTTCTCATCATGGCCGCCGCACCTTCGTTAAATACAAGCTGCCGAGCCATACTTACACGACCCCAGACGGCGACACTGCATCCCTGTGCCTGTTGGCCCTAACCAGCTTTGACTCTAAGTGGCCCTTCATGATCAGTGTAGCTGCCGAACAGTTTGCATGTACTAATCTGCAAGTATTCACCACAGGTGAGATTGCAGTCTACAAGTCTAAACATATTCAAAGCCTTGACATTGACCACGGCTCTCGTGTTATTGTTAAGGCCTTGGATGTTGTTAATGAACAACAGGAGCAATGGCACCAATGGTACAACACTCATGTTACGGTTAGTCAGGCTGCTCGCTTTATTGCTAACTTTACTAACACTCGGGCTGAGTTTGACGAACTTTATGATGGTGGTTTTATAAGTATCCCATTAAACTATGGGTATCAACTAAAGCGCAACAACACCAGCGTTAACTATCTTTGTGATGCTTACAAGGGTTATGCAGATCGGATGGGCCATAATCTTTGGGCAATGTACAACGCCTTTACTGATTGGTCCACTCATGCTAAGTTCTCTAAGCGTGTTAACTATGACACGATTGCTTCGGCAACCAATGACCGCCAAGAAAAAGTGCGGAAGTTTGTAACCACTAACTTCAGGATGGCAGCCTAATGAAACATTACGCAATAGACCAAGAGTTCCCCTATGTTTTATATGTTGCGGAAGATTCTTCAATGCCTACCATTAGGGTGGCTATCGACCGCAACGCTTACTTAAACTTCCAGGGGGAGCGCCCCCTTTATGACAAGCGGTCCCTGCTTCAGTTGTCTGATTTCCTTCGTGATGTTGCAGAAAAAATGGAGACTTACGATGAACAAGACCCCCCGTTTTAATGTCGATGAAATTATTGAAGACTTGGTGTGGACTCACGTTTATTGTCGTAAGCACCCTGATTGGATGGGGCTTGCATTTGGTCTTGTAAACCTTGGAGTTTCTCCAAAGCGCCGAGATCAAATCATTGATCAAGCATTTGCGGCGGTCTCATGAGAGGCCGCTATCGCTTGATAACTGATGCCCAATACTATAAATGTTTTGAATGCCATCAAGACTATAATGAAATGTTGGACCCACCAAAGGACCACCCTGATCACGAGCGTTGGAAGTTATGTCCTGAGTGTGCCGCATCTTGGAAGTACATTGAGTGTCCTAACATTTATGATGGAGACATATAATGTATTACATATACGCCGCGAACGAAAATGCTGCCTGCTGCCGAGCGGTTAAGCGTCTTAGGGATTTTGGCGCAATGTTGGCGCGATCTTGTCACAACGAAGGCAGTAAGTGGGTTGTTATGACAAAACGCCACGCCGACATTGGACTAATTTATATATTCACTGATGGAAAGCTTCGAAAGACGCCAGACTTCCGAGTGACATGGTACTTTAATTAGTCTTTAAAGGAAAACTTATGAAAAGTTTCTACAAAGAACTTCGAAACTATCTCGACCTTGGCATGCGCCCCATCAACACTGGGATAGATACCTATGACTTACATTAATCCCATAACACATGTTGATTCTTTTGAGAACGATGCAGAGATTCAAATCTTTGTAGATCATACAGAATCTCCGGCACTTCGCATCCCCTTTTGGAACGATGGCGCCTATGAAAAAGACTTTCGTGAACGGGTGTTGTTGACTGCGGAGCAGATGGCAGCGGCCTATGCATATGCTGAAGATTTTTCAATTACCGTTAGGGTCATCTTAAATCATAGGGTTGTTAACTTTTGAGGACTAGGCCATGCGAGACCAAGCACTTCTAAAAGAAAAACTTGAAGAAGAACTAGCCGCCTATGAAATAAAATATCAAGAGTGGGTAGACAACGGCTCGCTCTATCGGCCACCAAAGAAAAACAAAATAAAAGCCCTGGAGGCTGAACTGGCCTTCCATGAATACAACGTTCAATACGAACGGGTGCGGGTTGGCATCTACCTTCTGAACGGGTGGATGTACTACTCACCTTCAACTGGAAAATGGAGAGTAAAAAGGAGCAGTCCTCGTTGGACAAAGAGCCGATACAAAGTAAATAATTTTATAACCCACCATGTCCTTTACTGAGGCTTTATCCATGCAAGCCTTAAAAAATTATGCGCAGAAAAATGCGCCAATCGCTGCAAATTATGCGCAGAAAAGTGCAACTTGTAAGGAATCCTTTAGGGTTCGTTATCCCCGTTAAAGGGTATTGATGTACACAAAGAGAAGCTTTACCTATCTTTTTTGAGATGTTGAGGTCAGATATTTCTTATCTTTAAAGCAACGGGAGAAAATTGATGGAAAAAATTACCCAAGATTTGCTGACACGCTACGGTTTTAAATCAGAGCAGGAGCTTATGCGTTGGGCAGAGAGCATGGAAGATGCTGATTGGCGCTTTTCTGAAGACTCTTGTTCTCTTCTTTACACTGACGGTGATAGCGGCATTGCTGAGATTACACACTCTGACATGTTTGACGATGCCGGACTTGCCATTAGGCCAATCAATTGTCTTTATGTAGACTTTAATGTGTTAGATATTTTGGTTCTTCACAAAAACCTTCGTGACGAATGGAAGCATGCCTATGAATACTCAGAATGAACAGTTTAATGTCGAAGTTCTAGAAGTAATTGATAACGATGATGGTAGCGCCACCCTTGTCCTTGACATGGACAGCAAAGCAGCGCAAGCTTTCCTTAGCTTGGGCGTGTTGCGGGCTATTCAGTTAGGGCTTGAGGCTACGGAGGAAGAACAATGAACCGGAAAAAATATTTGAACCTACTCCGCGCCCAGCCTACGCACTGGATAAAAAATAGCTTAGCGGAGCCTTCTGAGCGCATGAGCAAAACCCATATTTT